AAAGAACTTTCAAAATGCGGACGCAAAGAAAAGATATGGACAGTTAAATTTCAAAGTTAAACCAACAAACAATAAAATAGTTTATACTTATCGCTCTATCCCAATGCCCGTATATGTTACAATAATGTATAAAATTATGCTAAGAGCCGAATATCAACAGCAGATAAATGAATTGGCTCAACCCTTTATGGTTGCAACGGGAGGCATTAACGCTTTCATCTTGCAGGGCGAAGGCCATCGCTATGAAGGATTTATGCAACCAGAGTACCTCCAAGAAAATAATGTGGCAGATATGGGGGCTGACGAGCGCATTTACCAAACTTCAGTTAATGTTAAGATTTTAGGTTATCTGGTTGGAAGCGGCGACAACCAAAAGACACCTCAAATCGTGGAAAGAGAGAACGCCGTAGAAGTTAAACTTCCTCGGGAACGTGTTATTCTCGGGGATGCACCCGATTGGAAGGATGGTAAGTATATTGGATTGTAACTTTCGGTAGAGAATAAAACTGCATTTGATATTTTTTAAAACTATTTACAAGAAGATAAAACCAAGTTTTATATCAAGATTTTAATAAGGAGAGCAACGTACTATGTCAGTTAATAAATTTAAGTTTGTATCCCCTGGAGTGTTCGTCTCAGAGGTTGACAATTCCCAGTTACCCGCACTTCCACGAGGGGTGGGACCCGTTGTTATAGGAAGGTCGCTTAAAGGACCAGCGATGCGCCCTGTTCAAGTAGATTCTTTTTCAGAGTTTGTCGAGACTTTTGGAAATCCCATCTTTGGCGGTGGCGATTCAGATGTGTGGAGAGCAGGCCCCAATGTGTCCGCTCCCTCTTATGCCACTTACGCTGCACAAGCATATTTACGAAATGAAAGTCCTCTTGTATTTGTTAGACTAGCGGGCGTCCAGATATCAAGCGCCACAGGCGATGGCGTAGCAGGTTGGGAAACTAATTCGTCAGAAATGACGGGAAGTGGCGAAGGTGTTTATGGTGGCGGCGCGTTCGGCTTGTTTATCGCACCGAACCCTGGAACTACTTCGGCTGTTTTTGCAACAGCTTCGTTGACAACCCCTCTAAGCGGTACGGTCGGAATTGATGGCACCGAACAATTTATATTGACATCTTCCTATACAAGCAATATATATACTTTTATTGCTACGGGATCAATTACCGCCGACCAAAGCACCACCAATCCATTCATATATGAGTTTGATGCTGGCGAAGGCGCAACCTTGGGCGCAGGTATCACATCTACCAATATAGCAGCGATTATTAACGCTAGCGCATCGGCAGATTTCAGCGCTATCTCTTCTTCAGCTGGAGTTAAGATCACTTCCACGCAAGTAGGTACTCTCGGTAATGATGATAATCTTTCTTCGTCTCTCGCAGGCGCCCTACTGGTTGCAACCGATTTTAGCGATGGTGTCAATCAGCTTGGGCCATTTACTGGAAGCCTTGCTGCGATCTTTTATGCACGAACTGGCTCAGTCAGCTTATGTGGAACTTATGCAGATGGCGCCACAGAAGGTTCCGGAACTTGTGGAGTTTTTAAAGCTTCTACTTTGAATACCTTCACGGCTTGCATTAAAGGTGCTGATGGCGAAGCGCTCGATAAAATAGTTTTCAATTTTGATGAGAATAGTAAACTTTTTATTAGAAATGTTTTCAATACTAATCCAACGGCGATTAATGACTCAGTTAATGTCAATAAGATAGACAACCAAAAAACTTATTTTCTTGGTGAATCTTTTGAGCGAAGCATTAGCGACCTGAGCGATCTCGACAATGGTAGTTATGGTGTCATCTTGGGCCTCGAATCCGGCTCGACGCGACAACACATTCAGCGTACGGAACTTGAGAATGCTCAAACCGGATGGTTTTTTGCTCAAGATTTAGGCACGGCGGGTTCTTATGACGCCCTTAATATGCAGAAGCTTTTTAGGTTTGTTGGTTTGGATGGCGCCGAATGGCCACAGAACAACTTGAAGATTTCTATCACCAGCATTACACCTTCAAATAATGAAGCGAATCCTTTTGGGTATTTCACAGTACAGATTAGAGATATGGGCGATAGTGATAATAGTCCACGACCTGTAGAAACCTACAGCGACGTGAATTTGAATCCAGACTCTCCCAGTTATATTGTGCGACGCATAGGTGATTCTTATACGGAGTGGGATGAGACTGCTAAGAGATATACGGTTTACGGCGATTATGTAAATCAATCTCGCTACGTACGCGTCGAGCTGGACTCGGCCCTGAAACCAGATGGCCCTCCAAAGCCTAAGATGTTGCCATTTGGGGTTTATGGCCCCACGAGATGGAAAGGCTTCGGCCTTGTAAGTGGCAGTAGTGTTGCAGTAATGCCGTATACTACGGGGACCACAAATTTGAATACCTATGTTATCGGGAATGATGAGGTGCCTGATTCTGTAGCCGATACCAATAACTTTATTAAGATAGGAACCACTGCTACACCAGCGACACAGCTTACTGGAACTTTCTTGTTCCCATCTGTACCTACTCGAACGAGTAGTGACGATGGAATAATTACTAACCAGACAGATGCCTACTTTGGCGCCACCGCCAACATGAAGGATAGCAATCGGGTCGAGGCAAGCGTGAAGGACATGCTAAGGCGCAAGCCAAACAATAAGGGTGTCCAAGCAACCAACCCCGAAGCTATAGAATATTCATGGCTCTTCTCTTTAGACGACGTAGAAGCGGGCGTAAGTGGATCTACGGCAACGTGGGTCAGTGGCTCCAGAAAAGAGGGCGATTCATACACAGCAACAGGTGATTACAAAACTGTTCTTGATGCTGGATTTGATAGTTTTACTACTCTATTGAGTGAGGGTTTTGAGGGCGTGAATATCCTTGAGAAAGAACCTTTCCGCAATACATTGTTGGGCGGCGTCACGGCGGGCACAAGCTATACTTATGCTTCACTAGAGCGCGCCATTGATACAGTGGCAGACGCCGACGTTGTAGAATGCAACATGATGTCAGTCCCGGGCCTAACCGAGTCAACGCTTACTAGCAGACTAATGGATGTGTGTGAGGCCCGTGGCGATGCGCTAGCGGTCATAGACCTCCCAGGTGGCTATAAGCCCATTACAGAGGACGCAAATGCCTCCGACTCCGATAGGATAGGAAGTGTAGACGATACTGTGAACCTACTCAATGATAGAAACATTAACAACAGTTACGGTTGTGCTTATTATCCATGGGTTCAAGTTACTGACACAGTAACAACTGGTGGATCACTCTGGGCGCCCCCAAGCGTTGTTGTTTTGGGAACTTTAGCTAGCAGTCAGGCGGCAAGTGAATTGTGGTTTGCACCTGCTGGGTTTACTAGAGGTGGGCTCACCGAAGGAAGCGCAGGCTTGCCGGTGACTAATGTACGGGCTAGATTAAATTCTAAAGAAAGAGACAGTCTTTACAATACTAATATTAATCCGATTGCTCAATTTCCTGCCGAAGGAATTGTAATTTTCGGACAGAAGACCCTCCAAGTTTCACAATCAGCATTAGATAGAATTAATGTGCGTAGATTGATGATTTATGTGAAGCGTGAGATTTCTCGCATCGCTGCTACCATGTTATTTGAGCAAAATGTACAAGCAACGTGGAATAGGTTCTTGGGCAAAGTTAATCCTTTCCTTGGAAGTATTAAGACGCGTCTGGGGCTTACTGATTATTTGGTAATATTGGACGAGACGACGACTACGCCTGATTTGGTTGATAGAAATATCTTATATGCTAAGATTTTCTTGAAGCCTGCTCGCGCTATTGAATTTATTGCTCTGGATTTTGTTATTACAAGAACTGGCGCAGGTTTTGAGGATTAAATTTAAAAGTATTTACTATTTATAGTATAACGAGATAAAGAGGAGAAAATATATTATGCCATTTTGGGGAACAGCAGCAGTAACAGATCCGAAGCGATCATTTAGGTGGGTCCTTGATCTGGGAGTAGACGGATTAGCAGATAACATTTCTTATATTTGCAAGAAGGTTAAAAAGCCGGTCATGAACATCGCAGAAGCAGAACATAAGTTTTTGAATCATAGTTTTTTCTATCCTGGTAGCGTTAGTTATGAGAAGGTTACGATGGTATTGGTCGACCCGGCCAATCCAGATGCTGCACAGGCGTTATATAATTTGATTCAAGATTCTGGGTATGAATTGCCCGGCAACATCACAGACGATGTGGGCGTCGGACTTGGCACTTCTACCATTAGTAAGAGGTTGGCAACTTCTAAGATTAATGATTGCAAGATTACAATGCTAGATGGCTCAGGAAATCGTATTGAAGAGACTGTTCTAAAGAACGCGTGGATATCTAAAGTAGATTTTGGTGGAGAACTCGACTACGAAACAGAGAACTTGATGGAAATCAGTGTTGAATTTAGATATGATTGGTTTGAACTAAAAACATTCGAACAGTCGTAAAAAAATAAAGAGAGGTATTAATGAGAAAGAGAACTAATGAGGAGAGGCTAGGCATGCCCACTCCGGGGGCAAAGCATTCTAGTGACGCTCCTCCTGTATCTATGGCGCCAGCTGACGAGCCATCGATAGGATTAAGCTATGTTATTCCCACTGGAATGGTAGCAATCCCTTCGCAAGGGAAGTTGTATCCCGAAACACATCCTTTATATGGTATGGAGGAGGTGGAGTTAAAAGAGATGACCGCGAAAGAGGAAGATATTTTAACGACGCAATCATATATTAAAAAGGGAACTGCTTTTGATCGACTGCTTCGAAGCTTAATAGTGGATAAGTCAATCAAGCCAGGAGAACTCTTGATTGGAGATAAAAATGCTCTATTAATTGGTGCTCGTATAAGTGCATATGGGAATCTGTATGATACTACTGTTTCATGCCCGATTTGCTCTCACGAGCAAACGTATGAATTTGATCTTCTTACATGTCCTCATACTAATCCGGTGGATCTACAGACCACGGAAGATGAAGACTTACGCCAATCTGTTAGTGAGGGTGACGAGTCGGGAAAGTATTTTATTGTACTCCCCAAATCTCAATGCACTTTGGAAATCAGGCTCGTTACAGGAAATGATGAAGCTAGCATGACTCAACTTAAAGAGATGAAAAGAAAGAAGAAGTTGGCAGAAAGCCCTTTAACTGATCACCTTAAGAAGATTATACTTTCTGTTAACGGAGTGGAAGAGAGGGCGCAAGTTTCTAAATTTATAGAGTCGATGCCGGCATCTGATTCTCGCTTTCTTCGGAAGATATTTTCGAAGCTAACCCCCAATATTGAAATGACGCAAGAGTTCGTTTGCGACCAGTGTGAGTACGAACAGGAGTTAGAGGTGCCCTTTACCAGTCGGTTTTTTTGGCCTGACTCCTGAGTATATGGAAAATGTATATGAGCAGTTTTTCTTCTTAAAATATTACGGCGGTTGGAGTTTTATCGAAGCATACAATCTTCCCCTCCAATTACGAAACTGGTTTGTAGAGAGATTAACGAAGCAATTAGAACTAGAAGCAGAGGCTTCAAAAGTGAAGAGATAAAAGAGCATATGCTCTTTTATTTCTTTATGGCGACTATTTAATGTATGGAGGTAGTGTACGGTGAATGAAAGTAATAATGATGATTTAGTTCCAATGGTAATAGATTTTGCCGCAGCACGCAATACGGAAGGAAAGTTGGACGAGTCGTGGATATTAACCTTTGGTGCAATATTGCGGTGGATGATGCCATCTCTCTACAAGGGCTCCGTCCTTCCACTTGTAGTTAAGGGTACAGCGGGAGAGGTAAAAAGCTTTGCAAACGTTTTGGGGAAAGAAAAGAAATATCTCCAGTCCTGGAAAAATAATGGATTAGATAACCCTCTTACTTACCAAAATAAGACTAAGTTGGGTCGTGCCGTTTCACAATTTGAAAGAGTGACAGGGTTGAAGTGGCCTTTTAAAAAGTAAGAGGGGGAAGAATCTAAGTGGCGACAAGACAGCGATCAAAAGAACGCCTAGAGCAAGACAAAAGCGCAGTTAGAACACGCCAGAAGAAAATTCTGCGTGATATCAGGCGAGAAAAAGAAGACAAGGTAGCAATAAATCAGTTGCAGCAGGCTTATCTTGAGATGTTGAAAGAAGAGTTGCGCATAGAAAAACAGTTAGCCATTCTCGCTGGCGACACTGGAAAGCTCGCGGCCCTTGAGGCCGAGATTCAAATGCATGATAAGCGGGTTGATTCGCTCGATAAAGAGTTGGGCATTATCAAGTCTCAAAACGAGACGAGAGAGACATCAAACCAGCTAATAGATGGAATGGCGAGCAAGCTAGGGATTGCTGCCAGTACATCTAGAACGCTGTTCAAGGATTTAAGTAAGAATTTCCTAAGCTTGAAGGCAAGTGCAGAGGAGGCAGACAAGCTTTTTCCAGCTCTATCGGCCGCTAAAATGATGGCCGGCCAGTTTGGAAGATCCCTTCTTGACGCATTTCATCCGTTGAATGTAATTGAATCTACCATGAGTGCTATTTGGACGGCCTCTGTAGAATTTTATTATAGAAGTTCCAAGGCACTTGCTTCGTTCGCAGCCGCCGCCGGAGACTTAGGAACCGCATCTAAGGATGTCGGAAGAGCAATGAATCTGTCATTGGGCGTTAACATTGAACACGCAGCGGCCGCCGCGGCAGGCTTGGCTAGTAGCTTTACTGAATTTACTTCTGTGTCTGGGCCGATACGTTCTAATTTAATTACTACAGCGGCCGCATTGGAGCGAATGGGCATCAGCGCACAGGAAAGTGGTGCGCAAATGACTTATTTTGTTCAAGCGGCCGGCATGTCGATACCACAAGCAGAGAAGCAAATGCAACAATTGTCCGTTGCGGCAGCAGAATTTGGCAAAACACCAGCACAATTTGCTAGTGAGTTTGCTAGTGCCAGTAAATCTTTGGCCGCTCATGGCCCAAAGATGCTGGAAGTTTTCTTAGATCTAGAGTCAGTTGCTAAAGCAAGTGGCATTGCCATGGACACTCTTCTGGGTATTGCAGACAAATTTGATACTTTTGATACAGCAGCTTCCTCGGTCGGTAATTTAAATGCTTTAATGGGTGGCGACTATCTGAATACGCTAGAAATGATGAACATGACCGAGAAAGAAAGAATTTCAGCACTGAAGGAAGCACTGTTTCTGCAAGGTAGAAGCTTTGATCAGATGGAAAGATTTGAAAGGAAAGCAATTGCGGAATCAATAGGTACAGATGAGCAGACACTGGCGCAGATGATGGGGTACTCTACGAGAGAAAGCAGGAAAGCACGTAGGGAAGCAGATGAAAAAATGAGACAGGACAAGGCATATCAGAAAATGCTTTCAAAAACGATTGATATTGCAGAAGCGCTTTCATTCTTTTTTCAAGGACTCTTTGCGCAAACCGGCTTGATGGAAGCATTTTCTGTTGGGTTCAACGCCTTATTTAAAAGTCTTGCCCCCGGCACTGGACTGGGAGATACGGTTCGAAAAATAACCGGGGCGTTGGGTGATTTTATGGGCACCGTCATAGTGAAGGGCGTCGGCTTTCTCGAAAAGTTTCTTGGAACTGGCGAGACGGTCATGACACAGTTTGATAAATGGTTAACCGATATAGAGGGATGGTTTGATGAGATAATTAATTCGGATATTGATGCTGGCCAAATGCTCGATAACTGGGTGAAGGGAATATCTGGTGGCCTTCCTGGGCTTGCTAATTTTTTTAGTTCAGATGCTGTTTCGGGAGTGAGCGACGCGGTGATGGGAATGATAACAAAACCTTTACTGGGTGTCATGAGAACCTTTCAAACAAACTTTGAAAAAGATAAAGGGTGGAATGATGTCGGATCAGACGCGATATCAAATGTCCTCAATTCCAGCATAGCGGCCCTCGAAGCTAACCAGGGCCCTCTCCAAGAGGGGATGGGCGAGGCAGGTGCCAAGGCAGGCGACGCGACGGTACGCAACCTGGGTGACGCTCTTGGGATTCCTGAAGGTGGCACAGAATCCACGAAAGTTAAAGCCATG